CTTCCTTACCATCAGCCAACCCTCTTCGGTCCAGATGGGTTGGGATTGACAGAACTCGATTTGTTCAAATACATCTACAGGTTTCTCAACTTTCATGTCAAATCCTAAATTTAAAAAGTGGGCAGGCAAATCTCTCAACAGTCCCAGGTGGCGACGCTCGATGAATAGGACACAGTCATCACCGTCATTAGCTAGGCGAAACTTAATACCTTTAGGCTTCATGTAGGTGTAGATCATGGAACACATTAAAAGGCAATTGCCCAAAGCGGTGTTCATGTCTCCTGACATGCGGCCTCCGTACAAGCGGAGCTTAGCTGTGCCATCTGAAGTTCTGGCGTAGAACTTGTTGAGGAGTTGCCAACTTAATAATTTGTGAAAGTGGCTATCAGTTGGGAAGTATAGCTTGTAGATCTCGTGCTCAAATTTTAAAGCTTGAGCTGAGACATGTTGATCAAATCTACTTGCGTCCAAGCCGACTGCGACTGGGTCATCGAAGTCGTCCCAATGTGATCGCAATACCTCACCCCGGCGCTGTGCATTGTAACCTTTGCACACGGTGGGTGCACCGTATATGTTTGCGATCGTGCTATAAATTTTCTTTTCAATCCTCTTAATGTAGGGGCCCAAACTAACATGATACCTGGGTGTGCGCGGTGAGATCCCTCTCGGTGCGGCATCGGGTTTTGCTGTGAAGTTGATCTTCTCACACTTTACAAAGAAGTCAATGTAAGAATCTTTCCGTTGTACCGGAATCTTAACAATGCTTTTAAATGCGTTTTCGTAAACTGTCCTCCTACGGCCGACATACGTTGAAAGAAACGCTAGTTTCCCAAGTGGAGCGATAGACGAGGTCCGTTTACTGAACTCATTATAAAAGTCTTCCTGTGCGGTGCGAAAGCAGACAAGTGGCTTCTCTGTCCGTGAGAAGCCGGATCCGCTCTTACTTTTAACAAATAAAAGCCGTTCCTTCATTGCCCTTTCAACTGCATTGATGTTGTTGTTGTGCACATTGAATTGGATTGATGGGGAGATAGGGTTGAACCAGTACACCTTTCTTCCCTTCGCTTTGCCTCCTAATCTTTTGACCTGCAAGTCAGGGTGGTCAGGAGCCCCTGATAAATCAGAGTCCACCCCAGGTCGTAAGACTAGGCAGCCTCAAGAAGGTGAAACCTCAGGCTCATAAACACGGTTAATGAACCCGAGGTACCACGGCACCTTCCTTAAGCCGACGAGCTGTTCTTGAGTCTCGGAGTACCTATCCTGATAATTTTCAGTCAAGGTCATTCGACGAGGGTTACGCTCATGTACAGTCTCTAAAAAAGCAATCTGGATCGCGAAAGGTATTGCTCGAATCATATCGTCCTTGCGGACATTATTCTCCTTGCAATACCTAACCATCCATTCTCTCGCTTGAACAATCTGATCTTGTGTGCGACCAGAAAGTCCGAGCTCTAAC